AGTAGTTTGGTTCTACTGAAGAAATCGATCTTTCTTTTGACACAATGTTTTCTGGTGAACAATCACACTTGTATTCATAAATAGGCATTACTTACCGCTCTTTTTTCTCTTTTCAGCTAAGGCAACAAAATCTTTGACCTTAGTCTCTCCCATGTATCCCCACGCATAACCATCTTCAATCATTTGTTCATTTACAGACTTAGTGTTTCCGTCAATGTAAACCCAGCCTAAAATTCTTCCATACTTTTCAGAACTATCTGGCTTTTCTGTTTTTACTACAATGTCCTTTGAGTCTTTAAACTTAGACTTAAGATACTCTTTAGATTCTAGACCTAAAGTTTTTTCTAGCTTATCTGTTGTTCTAGACTCTGGAGTATCTATGCCAGCTAGTCTAAGTCTTTGAGAATATGAAATGCTAAAACCAAGATCAATGTCAACATCAATAGTATCTCCGTCCACTATTTTAGTTACTTGCTTAACCCTGTATTCAAACATAATTCTCCTTAAATATTAAAGAGCAGTTTCGGGACGTGCTCAGGTCCATCCTTCGGGTAGCGACCCGAATAACCTGCGACTCCCCAGTGACGGGGTGCAGATCTATATTATACTATTTATTTGATCTTGATGGTCTTTGGCTTCTTCTCTTCTGGCAGAATGCGTACAATATCAATCTTAAGCATTCCATCCTTTAGTTCCGCTGCCTTTACTTCCATATATTCACCAAGAGCCCACTCACGAGTAAATTTACGGGCAGCAATTCCACGGTGGATAAACTTCGAATCGTTATCCTCTGTGTTTAATTCTCCCTTTACAGTAAGCTTGCCGTCTGCTGTTGATACATCAATGTCTGTTTTACCAAATCCAGCGACTGCTAATTCGACAACAAAGTTGTCTTCGTCTACTTTGATTACGTTATATGGCGGATAGTTAGTTGCACTTGATACTGTTTGAGCGTGGCTCCATGTATCTAAAGCTCTATCGAATCCAATAAAAAAAGGATCCTTGAAAAGATCCCATGTATATGTTGTTACCATTTTATTCCTCCTTCAAGCGAATAAGTTAATTTGTATAGGTCCCTTACGGCGACCTAAATATATTATATCATATTAATTAATTGTCTGGTATTTCCCGAATATCCATTTCAACAAGACCTAATTCTTTTGCAACCTTATAGCCTTCTTTGCTTAGATGTAGGGTGGCTTCTAAATTTTCGTCATACTCAACTTCCATTAAGCCATTTTCGTATAAATGGAGAAGACCAGCGTCAACGTATTCTGTATGAGCCTGCCATAATTCTGGAGCAATTTCCTTGGCAATATCCTGTATTGCAAATATCATCTCTCCATCATCGTTTACGCCTTCAATCGTGACAGCACCTATCTCTAGATAATGTTCTAGCTTCATAGCATCTTCTTCGTTTTCATCAAACATCTTTCCTCCATGTGCACCAGATAGGACTTGAACCTATGATAGCCGAATTATGAGTTCGGGGCCTTAACCAACTTGGCTACTGGTGCCAAGGTTCTATTGTATCGTTCCGTCTTCATTTTTGTCAATAGTAGATTCGACTATTTGTTGAACATAATCAGAAAAATGTTTTCTAATGCTGCCCATAGGTCTAGACCCTAAAGACTTCCATAATCTATTATATTCCACCACATTTGCAAACGTAGTAGGACATATTGTAATTCCGTGATATTCTTTTAGCACGGTTGGTAGCGGAACATGTTTTCCGCAACACTTACATTCCTTTGCTCTTTCTTGATATATGCTCATATTATTTCCATTCCGTCTAATACATCTGATAAGTCCTTCGGCATTCTAGGAGCCCTGATCATGTTTGTAACTATAGTATCTTTTTCATCTTCTCTATCAAATCTAAGAGAGTCGTATGTATGGATATTTATTTCTTCATTATTTTGTGGTCTACTTCTGCTTATTGCGTTATAAATTGATCCGCAAACAGCATCTGCTAAGTCTTTAGATCCTTTTCTAGGGTGATCTACTTTGTCACGCATAATTTTTAATTGTAGCAATTCATCAATTAAAAGCTTAATTGCTGGACCAGTTAACCTATCTTCTGCAACAACCATAGCCATATCGTCATAATGTTTTTTTGCCACTGACAATGTTTCGGTGTTAATTCCGTATTGCTTAAGCTGTTGCATCATATCGTGAGAGTTCCATCTGTCAAATGTGCACACACGAATCTTAAATCCTTTAGTTCTAAGAGATAAAATATAATCTTTTACTTCTGTAAAGTCAACGGATTTGTCTGCAGTTGGAGTCCAATACCTTACTACATCTACCTCTACAATTGGAGCGGGTTGAGAATATGTATCTGTTACTTTTACATTAACCCATTTTTGAACATGTGCCATTGAAACTGCACAGTGGTCATGTTTTTGTGCGAGGTCGACATGCAAGAAATATTCTTTATCTGGATCTGGGGCAAACCAGGTTTCAAATCTTCCGAAGTTGTCTACAGCTAATGCCATATTGCTAAATGCTTTTTCAATTTTTTCTCTTGATTTAAAAAATGCGTCAATAGCTTCAGAAGGCATGCATGCAAATCTTCCTAGTGCGTCTGGAGCATTTTTATAAAAGGCAACTTTAAAATCATCTATACTTCTTGTTGGGTTAATTTCCCAAGTAGGCCTTTTGAGTGCAAAAACCTTTGGATATTTATAAGAAATAATATGATCTTCTTCCCATTCAATATCAAATTCATTTCCTTCTGTACCATCTGGTAGATCTGTGTCTAACTTAAAATGATGAGACCTTATAATTGTTTCTTTTTCGCCAACTACGTCCTCATATCTTTGTTGAATATAATCATTTTTATATCTTGGGAATGATAGCAAAATTACTTTCCCGTAATCTGGAAAACGAGAATCAACTGAGGCCCTATACATATCATAGATTGCAGATCCAGTTTTTGCCTGTTCGTGTCCAGTGGTATTGTCTATACTAAATCCAGAAATTTCGTCTAGAATTACAACTATAACGTTGTATCCTTCCCAGGCTTCACGTTCAGAGTGGCCAGAGTGTACTGTAAGATTTTTATTAAATTTAATTTCAGAAGCTTTTTCTGTGTACTTTCCAACAAACCATGGCGATTTATCTATACGTGTTCTAAATCCTTTAAAGAAAACGTTATTGGCCTGCTGTGCGTTAATAGCAATGTTAATAATATCAATAGAGTCTCCAGGGGGCTTACCATAATAAGCCGCAGGATCTTTTAGGCATAGCAATAAATGTACTATATAGGCTACTGATATTGTAGAGCAGTAATCTTTGCCAGAGCCTTTACCTAGCTGAGCAACTACCTCATTAGCTGTTTGCTTAAACATTCTTTTTCCTTCTTGTTCTCCAAGAAGTTTTATGAGTGTAGCTTCTTTATATACCTGAGAAGATTTTTCAATTAAAGTATATTGATACTCTGAAAGGGGCGGAAGACCAAGGTAATCTGGACTGGTTACAAAAGTTCTTAGATCGACTGGCTTTTCATCAAACTCTTCACCGTCAAGTAAATCTATTAGATCAGAAAAATTAAATTCCATCGTCTGCAACGTTTCTCAATACTCTAACGTTGTCTTCGACAACAACCCCTTCGGTCTCATTAGTAACCTGAGACAGTCTTCTCATAATTTCATTTCTTACCTCTGGGTATTCGGCAGAAACATCTCTTAATATTTTTACAAGTATGTCTTGTTTTCTTTCTGTCTCAGCAATTTGTGCAGCAAGCTCTTGGTTATCGAGTAAGCCAACCTCTTGTAGCATACCAATTCTTTTTGTTTCTATATCTGCAATTAGTTTTAAGGCACCAGATTTTACAGCTAACGCTCCCTGTGTATCTGCATCCTCTACAGTTTTCCATGCTTCTTTGATAAGCATGGCGTAGTGTTGATCTGCTCCAGAGATGGCCTCTTTAGCCCTATCACGAGCCGTAGAATCGTTTTTAACGACTGACTTCCACTCGTCTATATACTCAACAACCTCTGACCTCTTAAACCCCGTCAGGGTGGCTATCTGGGTGGGATTGTTGCCCTTAAGTAGTTCTTCAACTACTCTGTTCATTCGATCATAATGATCAGCTAATTCGATTTCCATAGATAACCATTATACTTCTAGTCGACTGAAATAGCAACCTGAGATCTGGCTATTTTATATAGAACCAAATAACCTATTAAGTCATCAATATCATTATCACCTGCAAAACCCTGGTTATTCTTCACTCTATTTAGCTTATCATCAATACGGACTTTTAATTGTTCTGTTGAATCCGCCGTTGAAAATATTCTAGCTGGCTCCAAGGCTGAGTTCCCGTATGAAATATTTTTTTCAATAAGCATGTGAGCAATTTCATGGCAGGCTGACCATATTTTATTACCTGCTGGGGCTCCCACGGCCTGTAAATATAGATCTGAGCATTTAAAATCATTTACGTCATTAAATACTGGTCTTAGCATCATCTTCTCCTTAGCAGGACATTTACAACATCATGCTCTTTAATTCTTTCAAATGTGGCCACTTCCCCATTTAAAAATTCCATTGTATATTTATCGTTTAATTCTATCAAAAACTCATCTGGTTGTCCAGACCCTAATTCAACAACCAATAAAGGGCAGTTACGGGCTTCTTCAGAAAATCCCTCAAACACAAATCTTTCATGTCCTTCAACGTCCATCTTTATAAAATCAATTTTTCCAGTATATGTTGAATCTAAGGTATCTGCATTTATTTCTTCTGTATAGTAATTACCATGCTGACCATGATTTCCAGATTGGTGTTCATGCACTATTCCAGACCCGCCAATATTTTCTTCCCAAATATTTAAAACCATCTTATCTTTTTTATTTGACAAGGCTATATTAAATACATCAATCTGTCCAGCACTTGAGTAATCGTTTAAAATTGTAGCAACTGTGTAAGATTTACATAGCCTTTCTATTGGTTCAAATGCTAGGACCCTGCCAGATACTCCAACTTTTCGTGCCATAACTTCTGTAAAATAAAATATATTTGCGCCAATGTCTAGGCATGTCCAGCCAGGCTGTAAATTTTTAATCATCCATTCAGTAAGCTCTTTGTCCCAGTACCCTTCATTTTTGCAGGTGGCTTGAACATATCGATCCGTTTTGTCTCCAGTGTATACATAAAAAGAATCTAGAACTTTGCTAAAAGTAATTGACTCAATATTTCTTGGCTCTGTTCTCATCTTTTTTGAATTAGTCCAAACTTATCTAGGTACCTCTGTATAGTCATAGCAGAGACCTTGCATTCAGTTGCAATTTCAGTAACAGTTTTCTTTTGAACTACATATCTTCTGTATAGCCAAGTCTGGCTTTGATATAACTTCATTGTCTTTCCGTTAATACTGTATTAGAGTAGTGTGCAATTCCAAACGAATCTGCCACGTCAAAATCTGTTAAGGACAGGTTATATTTTTTATTAAAATAGTCTACAGTTCTTTGCTTACGCATATTTCTGAGCTGTGTTTTATACCATGAGTCCGCATACCCTGGATTCTTTAGCCTAATTGCCGCCTTTTCTTCTTTTGTAGGATTTTTATTTCCTATGTAAGCCTGCCAAGATGATGGGGAAATTGTTATAACCTTGGCCCCTGTGGACATTAATTCAGCAATAACTACACCATAAACATATGATAGTTTTATTACAGCGTCTGGAGACCTAACAAGTATGGCTCCTTCTACGGCTATATAGTCTGATTTTAATTCTTCAAGCATAGAATGTGTTTTAACCTTAGCGTCATAAATCTTTTCGTATATGTCTGATCCAACAAAATTAATTTTACCCCATTTTAATGGCTTATCGTCTTCCATTAAACAAAATGCGACAGAGTTTGTAGATGCATCTATACCAAGAACACGGTTTGCCTTAGTCTTAACAAGCTCAGCTAATCTCATTTAGCCTCCCAATAATTGTATTTCTTTTAGTAATATCAATTTTTTTCTGACAGGAAGCACATATAGTGGTCTCATTATATCTGCTTAGCTGAGCATTACACTTTTTGCATCCTCTCTCAGCGCCATTTCTAATTGCCTTTTTTTCATAATACTTTTCCATAATTCGTCTATTAGTTGCAACTCTACAGCATTCGTCTGTACAATATTTTTGATTATGTGTTTTTGGCTCAAAGTCTTTAGCACATTCTTTATTGGCACAGATCATATTTTTGGAACCACGTATGACTCTATCTGAACTGTTCCAGTAAGGCCAGAATAGCATTCCTTCTTAATAGGGCAATATGTGCAAGGCATCTTTGATTTTGTTGCTCCAGGTGGTTTCATTGGAAGATCCCCATCTTTAAAATTATCCCATACTTCGCACATCCAATTAAAAGCCTCTTCAATAATTGCAGTATTTTTTTCATTCATTGATACTGGAATTACTATTAGCTCTTGTGTGTTTTTATTCTCATAAAGGAAGAACCCTTCTTTAGCATTCTTCAACTTCATATAAGTAAGTAGTTGCAACAAGTGGTTAGTTGTAGGCTTCATCTCAGCTTGCCTTGCATCCCAAACCTCTTGCTTGGCAGTTTTAATTTCTCCAATAACAGTTTCGTTATCGTACTCCATAATTAAATCTATAAATCCTCTAATTGGAGGATACTCATTAATTATTTCTTCTTCTTCAGCCCGCCACTCAGGCATAGTCGATATAAGCTTTTGCAGTCTTTCATGTGCTTGAGTTCCCTGAGCCATATTTGCAACTGCTACTGCATCATTATTGTCGATAAACATTGCGCCACTAAATGCCATATACCAATATCTAGGGCATGTGTCTTTACTATATCTCTACCCATTATGAATTGTACCTAACGACATACTTAAGTGCATCTACAAGTTTGTCTATGGACTCCTTTGCTGAATAATAAATGTTCTTCTTGTTATTGTTTGTGGTTCCAGCCTTGTCTTTAGCAATTGTTGAATAATAGGATGCCATCATAGAAAACTTGGTAGACATTGCCTGAAGCTCAATAATTAAATATGGAGCTTTTGCTGAAGGAACATCTGGATTCATTAATAGCTTTACTACAATAGCCAATGCCCTATCTAGTTGTTCATCGCCCATATACTCATGCAAGTCATTGAATTCCGTAATAGAACTAATTAACTCTAAGGTATTCTTATCTTCCGCCATTTTTCATCCTCTTATCTATCTTGTCTATAAATAAACCTAAACCGTAGCCAATAACAAAACCCAACATTAGCCCTAGTAAAAACATTGTCATTACTTTTTCTTCTTATGATTTACTATGTAAGGACCAACTACTGATCGCACTGTCCCGTCTTTACGAATCTTTATAATCATACCATTTCTAATAATGGTGTCGTTAAACCTACGCTTGTTTGCCATTGTTGTCCTCCCAAAATTGGATCAGTTCTTCTAGCACTGCCCACTCAATAATACCAAGTCTAACTTTAGACTCAGTTCCAATAATAATTTTTAAAGCTGGATGCATATCTCTGCTAACTCTAAATGTGTCTGTACATATTTTAGACCACACTGGTTTATTTAAAGTAAAAGATGAAGACGCTTCTTTATAGTCTACAAGGAATTGCTTCCATTTAGCGTCCCCTTTTTGATAATCTCCACGGCCAGAATTTTTTTGAGCCTTGGCGCCATCTCTTTTTACTTCAGATCTTTCAGACATTATCCCACCACATAAGAATTTTTATGACCGTCTGGACATTCCCAAGATATAGTCATTGTTGATGCATCCCAAAAATATCCGTCTGAGTCTTTATCACATTTGGAGCATGGCTTTTTACCACCAAGCCTTTCAAGCTCTAAGCCATAAACTTTTTCTGGCTTGGGAGATATAAACTCATTTAAATTTGGCATCAATTTCCTTTTGTAGTTTTTCAACTACCTTTGGGTTGTCACGAAGATACTGAACAGCTTTAGCTCTTCCCTGAAATCTTTCTTCGTTTACTGTATACCAGGCTCCACCTTTTTCTACTACTCCGCACATTTCTGCGACGTCCAAGGTTTCTCCAATTGAATCTACACCAAGAACGTCCCCTTGGTAGTAGAAGTCGTATTGTCCCGATAGATTAGGGGGGCCGACTTTGTTGTAATCAATAATCCAGTTAACTGGTCTCCCGACTCTTTGTTCAATAATTTTGTCGCCAACTTTAACGCCAGCCTTAATAGCATTTGCTTCAGCCTCAGACGACCAGAGTTTAATGACAGTGGAAGAGAAGAACTTGACTGCCATGCCACCCGTGGGGATGTGACTAGCATGCATAGATCCAAACTGGTTTCGTTGTTGTGAGATGAGAACAAGTAGTGTGTTTTTGTTTGCATAATTTAACATCTTGACTGCGTGGGTCATATCCTTTGCTTCTGCGCCAATCTGCTTTGTGTCTTGCAGATCTTTCATTTCATTTCCATCTTTTTCAAAGTAAATTGCTGGTAGTAGTGCTGATATAGAATCTACAACAATTAGATCTACGCCTGCTTCCATTAATTTTGTGGCAACGTCAACCATATCGTTAACTGTTTTAGCTGGTGAATAAATTAATTTAGAAGAGTCTACTCCTAGCTTTTCCGCCCATGAAGGGTCATAAGAGTGCTCTGCATCAATCCACGCACATGACTTTCCCTCTTTTTGCGCTTGTGCAATCATCTGTAAACAAAAAGATGACTTTCCAGCAGACTTGTTACCCCATACAAGTATTTGTCTACCGTAAGCAAGGCCACCTTTGAGGGCTTGGTTAAGTCCAATGCTTGGGGTAGACTGTTTGTCTACTTGAATATCTACTGCAGACTGAACCCTTGCTCTAGTTTTTGGATCTAATTTAGCTAATATATCATCTAATACAATTTCCATTAATACTCTTTCTTCTCTCTAGTAATTATAGCATTAAAACAGGTTGCCGTGAAGCCTTGGTCGCTCTTTATTTTTATTAATCTTTGCCTCTAATATATCGTCAAGGCTGTGTAGGACATCTTCTTTGTTACGCATTGCTGCATATACATCTAATAATCTAATAATAACATCTGCCATTTCTTCTACAATGGCTTCGCTACCTTTAGATTTTCTAATTGCCTCTAATACTTCAGTAACTTCTGAATGTACAAGGGCGAGCTTATTACCGATCTTGTCGTGGGAATATTCCCCATCCCAAAATCCCTTTTCTTTTGCTGTTTCGTGCAATAATGCTGCTAGGGCATCTAGCCCGTATTCTAATAAATAATTATTCTGATTCAATTTTATTCCTTAAGCTAAACGTAAATGATGGGCCGTTCTCATCATAATCAATAACTAATTCTTTTTCTTCCGCATTAGACTCTAAAAAATTAAGAGTTGGAACGGTAAGCTTGCCATATTCTTCAAGCACGGCAACAAGAACTTGATTTATACTTATAGAAGTAACTAAGCCTTCAATATCTTCTGTCATTTTATTTCCTTAACCATCAGTGTGCCATCATCTAGTTTAGATAATATGACCTGACATTTCATTCCCTCACGCATTTTTGCTAAGGCAATCTTATATAAACTAGAAAAAACAATTGCTCGTGTCAAGACCTTGTCTTTATCAGACATAACAATGTGAGCCATGGTTTTTCCAGCTTTAGTCTTATATGGAGTAAAGTTAACAACCATATATTCTTTTTCTGTAATATCATATTCTTTCCTGTATAGGTAGTCTACAAATGTGTTCTTTGAGTCTGGGGTAATGTCTCCGACCTTAACATAACTTGCAATTCTATTATCTCCTACTAAAATAAAATACATCTGCCCTGGCTCAATAGTGGTTTGCTCATTATGGAATAGACCAATAGATCCAGTTTCATCAACTAGCTCAACCCTAGCCCATCCATTTCCACGCTTAATAGTTTTAACCATACCAAACATAACAAAAGATCCTAGGTCGTCAAATTCTGATATAGGACGTGCCTGAGACTTAATTCTTGGTGGTAGGTCTAAACTAAATGTAGGTATGCCTAGGAATTCGTAGTAGTTGTCTTTTTCTTTACCGTCACGTTTATTATCATCGAAAGCAGCACCGCCAATAGCATTAAGAGCAGATATAGCCCTACTATTAATACCACTGCCTTTCTTTGAAGCTTTTTCAATAAAGTCTTTATAGTCTTCATAGGGTCTCTTTTCTATAATTTTATTTGCAATGCTATCAGAAATAAATTTAACTTCGCCTAGTCCAAATCTAATTGCTTCTTTTTGTAAAGAAAAATAAATATCAGATTCATTAATGTGTGGCAAAAGAACCTTTAATCCAAGTCTTTTTGCTTCAATTAAGTATTCTGTTCTGGCGTCTTTATCTCCTTCGTTTTTAAGTATCGAGAATATAAACTCCAAAGGATAATAACACTTAAGCCAAGCGGTATAATAAGAAAGCATAGAGTAAGCAACAGCGTGAGACCTGTTGAATGAGTATCCAGCGTGGGCTTCGAAGTCGTGCCAGAGGTGCTGTGCTTGTTTCTTAGATATGTTCTTTTCAGCGCCTTCAATAAACTTGTCTTTAAATTGATCAAATTCTTTAGCATCTTTTTTCTTTCCAATAATTTTTCTAACCTTGTCAGCTTCTGACCAGGTCATTCCTCCTAGGTGTACGCATGCCTGCATAACCTGCTCTTGATAAATAATAACCCCATAAGTATTTTCTGTAAATGGTTTCATGATTTGGTGGACATAATCAACCGCTTCATCCCCACGTTTTCTTTTAATATAAGAAGCCCCTACAGTGTTCATTGCTCCTGGTCTAACCAAAGCATTTGATGCAACTAAATCTTCAAACTTATCTACTCCCATTTTAATTAATAGGTTGGTATATGGAGTTGCTTCTGCTTGGAATACTCCCTTTGTGTATCCTTCTCCAAGCATTTTGTATACTTTTGGATCATCTAAACTCATGCTAGAAAGATTAATTTCTTTTCCAGTTCTATCTTTAATAGATTTTAAGGTATCTGAAATTACGGACAAAGTCTTAAGCCCTAGAGCATCTAGTTTGATAAGACCTATATCTGCAACTGTATCCATATCATATGCAACAACAGGAATTCTTCCAGACACTTTATCTTGAGAGTCTTCACGAGATTCAATCGGAGCAAACTTTCTAATATCATCTTTAGCTACAACAACTCCAGCAGCGTGAACTCCAACATTTCTAATCTTTCCACGTAATCTTTCTGCCAACCAAGTTACTTCTGGATATTTAGTTCTAAATTCTTTTGTATTTGGAGATTCCATATAATCCTCAAAGGTATCGATCTGCTTCATTGCACGATTAACATCTGAAAGTGGAACCATAAATACACGAGCAGCATCTCTGATAACACCCTTATCTTTAAAATAAGTAAATGTAGAAATAGATGCAACGTGCTTAAACTTCTTTTTTAAATAATCCTTAACCTCTTTGCGACGACGGTCTTCAAAGTCTGTATCGATATCAGGAAAGTCATTACGTTCTGGGTTAATAAATCGGAAGAACAGAAGGTCATATTTAATTGGATCTACATCTGTAATTCCAAGGGCGTAGCAGACCAACGATCCAGCAGCAGAGCCACGACCTGGCCCCACAAGGATATTATTATCCTTTGCCCAGTTAACCATATCTGCTACAACCAAGAAATAGGAGGCAAAGCTCTTGGATTTAATAATGTCTAATTCTTCGTTAAGCCTGTCAATATACACCTTATCCTTGTCCAGATTTAACCTTTTAAGGCCTTCAGAGGCCATTTGAGCCAGTTTATCGTCGGCATCTGTCTTGGGTACTGGGAGAAGGTCTAATCCCCTGTTAAAATCGTATTCTGAGACCTTATTGGCTATCTCCATAGTATTATCATAGATATCTGTTCTTGTTATTCCAGCCTTATTAAAGTCAGCCTCAATCTCATCTCTGCTCTGAATAAATAAATTATACTCTTTAAATGAGATCTTTCTATCTGGATATAGGTAATCAAATCGATCTAACATATCTTTCATTTGACGAGACATTTCAAAGTCAGCATCTTTGTCAGACTTAGGGGATGTTGATAATATAAGCATTGCTTCTTCTAGAATACGATCTTCTTCTTTAGCAAAGTGGGCGTCGCCTGTTGCCACCGCTTTAATTCCTAATTCGTCTGCTAGTTCTAGGAGCTTGGAGTTTGTTTCTGGCGGGTTATGAGATTGTACCTCAACGTAAAAGTCTTCGCCAAACATTTTAACAAAATCTTTAAGAAGAAGTTTTGCTTCCGAAAAATTTCCTTTTTCGATAGCCTTACTAATAATTCCATTAAGGCATCCAGAAAGAACAATAATACCCTCTGCATATTCTCTTAGGACCTCCCTATCAATACGTGGCTTGTGATAGAAACCTTCATTCCATGCAAGCTCTTGTAGTATATTTATATTTTCAAGACCTTTTTTATTCTTAGCCAACAATATTATATGGTTGTAAGCTTGAATAGACTTATCTGTTTTAGAGGAGCGATCAAATCTATCTGTTGGTGAAATGTACGCTTCTACTCCAAGTATTGGCTTTATGCCTTGCTCTGCACATGCAATTTGCATATCACGATGTGAAGATAATGTTCCGTGGTCTGTAATAGCTAATGCTGTTTGACCTGCATCTTTCGCAGCTTTTACAAGTTCGGCTGGGGAGTTAAGGCCATCCATGACTGAATAGTAACTATGCACATGTAAATGTGTGAATGACACTTAACTCTCCGCCTTTACTTTTATATTACCA